CGAAAGAATTGCCCTTATAAGTGGTATGAAACACCACGCCAAGATTCGCCTTTAAAATTTGTTTTGCTAAATCAGCATTTGCAGGAATCGCATAAACAATCGTGTTTGGCTGAAACGTGATATATTTTTCACCGTCGATAGATTCACTATTTACATCGCCCTTTGTAAACATAATGTCACCTTGTATAACATCTTTAATGCCTAAATCTTTTAATTCGTCAAACGCTACTTTCAATTTAGTAGATAGATCACCACTTGTATCTGCTTCGATGTCAGCGTGGTTTTTGTAAACCTTAGGTTCTTTATTGAATATACCTTTTTTTGCAACAAAGAATTCACCGTCTGAAGGATCTACACCAGCAAATACTGCAGGTGCTCCATCCCATTTTACTGTAACATCTGTGTTTTTCGAAGATGAACCGCTTAACATATCTCTCAATGATCGAAGAGCCATTATAGCATCGCGGGATCCTTTTACACCACCGTAAATAACGCGGTCTTCGATGTGTGTCATATGTACGTTTTTTCCGGCCTTTGCAGCTTCTGAAATTTCTACATAAGAACTAAAGGATTTTATAGAAGGTTCTTTTATTTCTAATACTAAATCGCTGTCGCCTGTTTTATAAATTCTATGATATTCCATTTTAGGAATAAACATCTCAACTCCTTTTTCCATTAGTTTAGGAATTTCGTTATCCATTTGGAAATACCAATCGTTACCTTCAATAACCTTTACGGTTCTATCTTTTAAATCTCTGTGCCAAACTAATTCGTCGGACTCAAGCAAATGATTGAAAGTTCTTATTCGTGTACTTCTATCTGTGTACTTATCTATATACGGTTTACTCATTACCAGAAAAAGTTTCCTCCACCTTTTAGTCCAAGCTCTTTTGCATATCTAGGAAGATTGCAAGACCAATAGCCTGGTTTTGTTTTATCTTTTTTAGCAGCACACTTGTGACGTGCTGCAAATGATTTTCTCGCTGCAAGGTTATTTATCTTTGCAGATAAACCTGATGTATCTCCGAATTGAACTTTGATTACGTTACCTTTATCGTTTTTAACATAAACATAAAATTTCTTTTTACCTCCACGCTTAGGGTCGTTTAATTTAACCTCTTTACCTTTGTATTCTGCAGCTTCATTAATGAAAGGGTGATCTAAAGGTACTTCTTCACCTTCGTGTAATCCAAATTCGCCAATGTCAGTTGAAAGTAAATACTCATCAAACTCTGTTAATTGAATTGACTCTTTTAAATTCCGTGCATAGGAGAACAGCTTATAGTAGTTTTCAGAATGAGGGCGGAAAACATTATGAGCCAATGGTATTTGGTTATCGTTATGAAATGCTAATGCTGCTTCTAATACGTTACTCATAAATTTTAACATATGCTGAAGAGTCTTCAGTCTTACTTCCTGCGTAATTAATTAATTTGGTTATCCACCGATTAGTCTTTTTACCGCCAAATCTTTCGACCGCTTCAATAAAATAAAGAGTTCCTAATTTTGCGTGGATCCAGTCACCTTTTTTAGTTTGTATGTTTTTATCGAAATCATCTTGTGTTATTCCTTCAACCTTTTCCATTAGCTTAAACATTTTTTCAGATTCTTTCTTATCGCCTTTTGCAATTTTCTTTGCAGCTCTTGCGATTGTTTTAATTTCTGGAAGAACGACACTGAGTGTTTGTTTAGCAGAATCTTTTATATAACCCCAACCAACACCTCCGCCGCGGGCAGTTTTTCCTGCAATTTCTGCTTTAATAGATCCATAAGCGCTATTGTCTTTAACCATAAGGTAGCCGTCATCGTATTGAATAGTTCCACCTTTTGAAGACCATATATCACCACGGCCTGATTTTATCGATTTAGCGGCAGATTTTAAAACCTTATAGTCATCTGTATCAGGCGGAAGTTCAACATTTAGTTGTTTCGATTTCGCGGTCTTATTTACTTTCTTTAATGAAATAGCAACGCACTCACGGTTTACAAAATTTTCTAATATAGACTTTTGTAATCCACGAACCGTTGCAGTATTTAAAGACTTAACATTGAAGTTAGAACCTACTGCCCAAATATCTCCTGGGTTCCATTTATCATCAGTAAATTTTGGAAAGTCATTATTCTTAAACGCGGTGTCTTTAGCAGCATATATTGATTTCATCAATTTAGAATCACGGTGAAATACCATTCCTCTTTTGATATAACCTTCTTTAATTAAAAGCTGCGAAGAAAGATACGAACTATTTTTCCATGCATCGTCAATTTCTAAAATTTCTTTAAGAGATGTTTTACCAACATCGACCTTTTTAAACGCTTTTGATAAAACTTCGTCCGTAAAATCATCAATAGGTGTTGATACTCCCAAATCAAGCATTGCAACACACCATACACACTGTGCAGATTCTGCTATAGCCGTTTGCAGAGTTCCTCCACCCGCACCAGATCCTCCTCCACCAAATGGCGCAGACTTTTTCAATTCTGTAATTTTTATCGAATTGCCTTTAGCGTCTAACACCGCAAATATACTACTATCAATTTCGTATTGATCAATTGCTTTCATTGCAGCGTCAATATCTGCTACAACAATTGAACCACCTTTTACAAGTTCAAGTGGCTTTTTAGCTTGTATTAGTTTACGAAGTATGTCAGTGCGCGCTTCGCCTGTTTTAGAATTAGGTTTTCCTAATTCTCCTGAGCCTAGGTTAGTACCTTCGTCCAGAAAGATATGAAAAGATTTTAAATTAAGCATATGTCTCGATCATCCGTGTTAAATCACCATCCGAAATATTTACGCCTGATTGTATTGTTCCAGCTTGCATGTTAAGTGCTCGGGAAAGTTTACGTAAATTCGCAGTTTGAGATGACTTTCCTTTTCGAAGTAAGTCAACTGTCTTTTTGCGAGTTGCTGAATCTAAATTTAAATCACCGTCTAATTTAATCTTATCGACGATGCTTTCCATAAAGTCATAGATTTCAACATCTGTTGGATCGATCTCAATCATAAATGCTCGAGTACGTATTGCGCCATCAGGATCAAGCTTATCCATCTTCAAATTAGAGATGAAAATAATCTTACCTGTAAATTCAAAGTAGCGCGGAATCTTCCCATCATCAATAAGTTCTTGTGGATCTTCGTATTCGTCAGGCTCAACAACGTTTTTGCCCATTTTATTCCATACGAGTTTCCTTACCTTTTTCGTATCAGTAGCAGCTTTAAACATGTTACGTGCTTCCTGATCTTTTAATGCATCATCGGAATCATCAAACAAGACAATATCGTTTTGATACTTAAATAAAAGTGAATAGATACCAGCAGCAGATGCTGTACCAGTGTTTTTAAAGTAACCATTACCATCCGCAAGACCAATTTCTTTTAAAACCTTTTCTACAGTAAATGTTTTACCAATACCACCTCGGCCTGCAATAAAGAGCGCATTAGATGCACCAGATGCAGTCATTTTAATTAGATTTTCAAGGTCAGCAAGTTGCTTATCGTACGTAAGTTTTTCACGGTTTGCTTCTAATTCATCTAGCTGAGGATCATGCGAATAAATTTCCTTTTTACTTCCTCCTCTAACACTTCCATTTACTACTCCGATTGCTGCAAGGATATTTGACTTCTGCGAAAGTAGTTTATTCACATCTTTCTTAGAACCTTTCCAAATATATTGTCTTCCAACCTTTTTAATTATTGCAGGATTTTGCGCCTCTAATTCATCAAAAATTTTGATACCAACAGACTTCCAAACTTTAAATACTTTTTGTTTAGTAAACCCAGGTGAGCTTACTAAACTTATCACGTTTGAATAAGCGTCTTCAGGATCAACCGCCGCTTCATTAAGTGCCTGAAGTTGATGTTCAGCGCTTTCTTTAAGAGATACATCAGTTGGATAGGATTGAAAAGGGCCTGATTTGATTTTACCACTCTTTAGCATATCGGCTAATTGCGGAAGTATTTGGACCAAAGATATCTCTCTTTCGAATGAAATATGATAGGTTGGTCCTTGCGTAGACCCATTCCACAAATCGATAGAAGATAGGTTATTAGCACTGGCACTACCTTTGTTAGTCCAATTTATTCTAAAGGATTCTATCTTTTTGCCTGGTATATAATACCTAAGGCCGTAACCTGCGCCAGTTGAATTTTTAAATTTTTCTAAACCTGCTGTTGCAAACATTTGTTTAATGCTTGTTTTTTTTCTAAGGTATTTTAAAATAATTTTAGAAGCTTTTTCTAATGTGCCTGTAGATAGTTCTTCTGTGATGTATTCTTTAAAGTCTAGCATAATTCCCATAGTGTGTTAAGTTAAGATACTTTAATCTATTTATAACAATAACAACTTTAATAATTCGCCCATTTACACTTTTTCCATTGGCTTTGTTCAAACCAGCGTATAAATAAACCACGCTCGCGACCATGTGCTTCAATCTCCCAAGGGTGATCATAGTAGTTTATTTTTTCCCACGCAAAAGGTTTACCTTTCCACTTACACAAATGAACATTGCCCGAAAAGTCTTTCAATTCACCTCGAGCATACTGCTTTACATGCACCATTTCATGCGCTACAGTTGAAAGCATATCAGTTAAAGATTGCGAAGAGTTAACACGCACTGTAAATTCACGAGGTCGATTACACGATTCGTCTTCCCATATGCAATCACCTGATAGACCATCCTTTTCATCAAGGTTATTAATTAAATGTATATCGACAAAAATCTTATCCTGTAGCCGCGGCATAAGATGTAGTCCAACCCAATGAGCAATGTCGCCTGACATTTCGCGTTTCTTTGATCCAGAACCTATAACCGTAATAAACACTATATCTTAAATGCTGAGAAGTCGTTATTGTTTACAGGCGCGGATGTAGTAATTTCATCGCTCGATAGTGTTTGAGCAGAATCTTCTACATCGTATAAGCGCATTTTAGCACGATCAATACCAACAACAAACCGTTTATCTTGTGTAGGATCATTATAGCGATTCTTCAATTGTTTCACCATAAGCTGATTCATACCTTCAAGTTGTTCAGTAGATATCAGTGCAACCATTAAGTCTGCAGTTGCTGGTAAACCAAATGATTCTGAAGTATCAGTAAGTTCTACATCGGTATTGCCAAATCCAGTACGTGTAACTTGAGTCGCTGACCAGATAGGTACATTGTGTTCAACTGCAAGACCACGTAATTCTTCGGCAATAGCTTTAATGAGGGAGTAAGTATTTACTGAACCACTAAGGCCTTTTATCCGTGCACTACCACAAATATTAAGATAGTCAATATAAATTACATCTGGCTTAAAGTCTTTCTTAAGCTTAAGCTCATCTAAGAGTGCACGGAAGTGACCTACGTGGGCTGTTGCCGTAGGATATTCTTTGATGATAAGCTTGCCTCTAGTTTTTTCTTTGAGTTTATTGACCTTCGTATCAAAAAGTTGCTTAGGCAAGCTCTCAAGTTGATCAATCGGCACATCAAATAGGTTTGCATCGATTCGTTCAGCAATCCTTTCTTCTGCCATTTCCAAAGTGATATAAAGCACGTTCTGTCCAGCGGCGAGATTGGCAGAAGCAAAGTGACACATCGCCAAGCTTTTTCCCACACCAGTACCTGCAAGTATAATGTTAAGTGTCTTATTTGAGACACCACCTTTGGTAATTGTATTAAACATAGAAAGATCAAATGGTATTTTGTCTTCCTGTAAATGATAGAAATCAAATCGTTTGTCTGAGTTTTCAAAATAATCGTGACCAACATTAGTATCAAAAGACACACTTAGCGCCTTTGATAAAATACCAGGGATAGCACCATCAGTAAGTTCCTCTTCCTTACCATCTATGATACCAATTGATTTTATGATTGCAAGATATACTGCTCTTTGCTTACACCATTCCTCGGTTGAGTTCAGTAGCCATTCTCGTTCCACTTCTTCATAATTTTTCAAGTCAACAATGAGATTATGAATATCATTACGATTGCTTTTATTTATATAATCAGACTTTTGGAACTCGACTTCTAGCGCTGCAGAGTTTGGAAGCTTATTATAATTCTGTAAAAAGGAAATGATAAGCTCATACACTGGCTTATGCTCGTTTTCAAAGTATTCTGCCTTTACATGAGGTAATGCTTTTCTGCAATATTCTTCATCATTCGTTATCGTCTTGAGTATCAGTGTTTGTAGGTTTGTCATTATTTATTTCATCTTCAAGCAATTGAGACAGTACGTCTCCCATAAAATTTTTGAAATCTGTAGATTTTTCGAGTTTCTTTTTCTTAAACTTAGGTGGCCAACTTTCCAATTTGAAATCAAATGTCAATTTAGCTTGATCATTTTCAGGATCTTCGCTTACTTTGACTTTGCCATAAGTGTATATTACATCCTTGTATTTGCCTTCTTTAACCTTTAAAGCATACAACTCGCTTTGATCATTTTCTACGAATTGGATTGTTTTACCTATATCAATCATTTTCAACAGATGGTTTATATTCGACTTTATCCTCTTCTAGCATTGCGCCGTGAGCAACCTTGTATCGGTTTTCAATCGCTGTTTCAAAGTCAGTAGAGCTAAAGACTTTGGTCCAGAATTCTTCAGTCATTGTCTGTGCTGCTCTAAGGTTTCCACTCAATTCTTCCTGTGTTGCAGGATTCATTGCCATATACCAACCATTTTTAGGTTTAACAACATAGCCTGTTTCAAGGGCAAGATCTAATAGACCTGACCACTTCTCGATACCTCCGTCCCAACTTACGCTAATTGGGATCTTAGACTTCTCCTTTACAAAGCGAGACTTCTCGATATTAATGATGAAGTGATAACCTGAGATTTCAGTGCCAGTCTTTTCTTGGCGACGGCCGATAATCCATACATCATTAGCAGAATACATGACACCTGTTCCACCAGACACTACGGCCCTTGAGAACATTTCTTGTGTTTGATACGTATGATTTACTGCAAGAAGTGGAATATCCTTTAGAGTCAAGAACGGTGTAATCATTCTGAATAGACCCTTAAGAGCTTTTGCTCGTGTCATATCTGCAACTGACTTCATATTCTCAGCATCATCGATTTCCTTCTTCGATGCAATATTACCAATAGAATCAATCACTACCATTACTTTATCCTTACGATCGATTTCAGTAAGTTGGTGAACCAAATCAAATTTAAGTTCTTCAATGTTAGTAACAGGTGTGTGTAGTACACGAGTTGTATCGATACCGAAACTTTCAAAGTATGATTGTGGTGATCCAAACTCTGAATCATAGAACATGAGAACTGCATCCTTATGCTTCTTCATATAAGCACCTGCCATCAAAAGGGCAAACGATGTTTTAAAGTGTTTACTTGGACCTGCTAACACTGTTAGCCCTGATGAGATACCACCTTTAGTGGAACCAGAGAGTGCGACGTTAATCATCGGCACTGAGGTTGAAGTCATTTCCTTTTCGGAAAAGAACTTTGATTCTGAAAGAATTTCAGCACCGGCTGTGCGGCTTGATTTTTTTAGTTTTTCTAGTAGTGACATAAGTGTATTTCTTTAATTTGTTATAGCTATATTATACCATATCTATGGTCATTTGTACACCATTAAATGAACGATTCAATGGTCTGTGCTGCCTCTTCATAATCTACGGTATATGCCTTATTGTCAAACACTGCAAAATCAGCCTCTCTGGTGTCTAGATTGCCTCCAAGCCAGTCTAGAATGGACTTTGCCATGTCTTCTGCAGTAGTTACTGGCACGTTTTGACATATCATATTTAGGTTTTTTCTTCCTCCTTGAAGCTGAAAATCAGAAGGCATTTTCATAATTGCTAAGCATTCGCGAATTGTAAGATACCGATCTTCATCTGGGTGTGTTAAACATGTAGGCATATGTCCTACAAAAGCACCAATGTAATCCTTTGGAATTTCTGTAGTTTTTCTCATGATGTTACCGCCAGATTTGAGTTTCTTATGAATCTCTAAACAGCGTGTAGCTTGTTTGTCAAACCCGTTCAGTGCCATCCATTCAGAAACTTCGTCATATTCAATACCGCGGTTTTCTAAATAATCGAGTGGATTCGTTGTCCTTTCGATCTTTTCTTGAAATTGTTTGTGCGTAATTCCGCCTTCAAGTTCTTCCAATACGTATTTATAGAAAGGATTATCTGAAGGTTTATTTTTATTCGTAAGCTCGTTCATTGGATCATCTGCAGAAACAAAAGCATTCCGAATAGTATCTTCAATCTTTTCGTGAGGTCTTTTGAAAAACTGCATATGAGGAATACGATTACCTTGCCAAAAGAAATAGAATGCTCTATCGCGGGTTTGACTTAGTCCGTGCAATTTAGATTTTGTCTTATATAACGACATGGTATAGCCGTTTTCTTTAGCGATCTTTCTTAGCTTTTCAACAATAGGTGCACCCATTTTAGATGCAAGCCTTGGAGCGTTTTCTCCCCAAAGGACTTTAGGCTTTACAGATCCTAAAACATATTTTGCTGATTCAACCATCCAATCATTTGCTTTGTTGTCTGTAGAGGATGATGGACTTAGCGAAGATAGACCAGCACATGGACACACCGCATTCACAACATCAACATAATCGGTTCTACCACTACCTTCGTCGATGACATGGTATGGTACTTCGTTTTTGTAGTGTTCTAACATCTGTGAATCATTCGCTGCGAATGGTGTATATGATAAAATGTACTTAGGTCTTTTACCAAAAACATTCTCCATTGCGATTGTTTCACCTCCAATAAGAGGAACTATTGATGCATAACTATAACTCATACTAATAGGTCCATTTGGCTATCGTTAAAATATTTTTGTATAGTTTCTATTTTAGAATCTAACGCGTCGACTTTTTCTATCTTTAGTTCGATTTCAACACCAATGTCTGGGTGTTCGCCTATTGCTACTTGGTTTGTCAAGTAAGTATTTAAATCAGCGAGTTCGATGTCTCGTTGACCTTCTAGTTTTTTCAATATTCCTTTTAGGTGTGCACTCATATTTTGTTTTCTATGTTTTTCATTATTTCAGCAAACGTATAGTCTGCATCTTGGTGTAGTTTATAAAATTCGTAGGCCTGATTCCTCATTTCATTTCTTTTTTCAGGTGACTCTCGAAGATCTAGCATTTGGTTTAATGTTTCATCAAAATTATTTTCATCAAACCAGATTGTTCCTGAGTTTTCACAATCAGTAAACTTTTTTCCATAGTGACGGTGGGTGCAAGCATCACCGTACTTTTTATTAAAGACAGGAATTGTACCAGTGCATACTACTTCGCAGTGCGTATACTCAACTGATCGTTGAATAAAGTGTTCTTTCATACGAGAAAGTTGATAGCCAAAGCCCACCTTTGACATTCTCTCAAGCATTTCTTCTTGAATGTATGGACCAAATACCTGAACATTTGATCCATAAGATTCAGACAAATCGTATTCATTAGGGTCTTCTGCAAGCAAATTTTCAAATTCAGATAGCTCTCTAAAACCTAAGAAAGCAGGCGAACGTTCGATGCCTTCATACGTAGTAAGCATTTCATTTGGCATTAAATAACCATTATGAAATTTAAACATTTCTTGATAACCTTTCCATGACGTAGTTCTACCAATCCACTTATGGTGTAGCTCATCATCACAACCGTTTTTCCAATATTTTTCTTTTATCTCATCGAAATACATTCCTGGCTGAAATGCTACAATGGGCGTTCCTTCTTCAGCACCAAACAAATCTACCTTTGGTCCAACTAAATTACCAGCGTACTTTGCAAAGTCGTTGGTTGTTGAATGTACAAATATAATATTAGCTTTTTGAATAGCTTCATCTAACGCACCATTACGGCGAATAGATTGCATAGCGTGGTCATGCTGAATCAACGCTACTGGTATTTTTATTTCACTTAACATCCGTTTAAAGTTTTCAATCGCTTCTTCCTTTAAACTCATTGCAGGTAAAGAGTTAATAATAGCAATATCTGCTTTATTCACTTCTTCTATCATGCTATTCACTTCTTCGTCTTTAGCAAATTTTAGCTGATGGATGTTGTCAGTTTTGTGTGCATTCTTTCGTGTCCAAGATTTATCTTTAGATGCGTACACACTATAAGAATACCCGTGTTTTTCATAGAATTTACATTGCTCTATTGTAAATTTTGTTACGCCGCAACCTTCAATTCCTCGGCCCATGATAATCGCTATCCTTTTCATAATTTTACCTTCCTATTGCCATTAACCAGCACACGGCTACACCGAGTGCTACAAATAACGCTATTGTCATATCAATTGGTATCATTTTGTTTCCACTGAAATAACTTTATTTTCTAACCATTGGGTTCTATCACCGTAATTAAACTCATCGTGCAGAATAAGTTTTTCCATGATATCATAGACAACATAATCTACGTCTTGGCCTTTAGAATCGTTGATGTATAATTTCGCTCCACTATCATCTTCGTGGCGAGCTACAGAATAGACTTCATCTTCTATTTTTGCTTCAAAGGTGTATATGACTTTGCTATACACTTCCTTTGGCTGTTGTACTATTGTAATATCCATGATTTTATTTATTGTTTTATAAGTAAGTAATTTTTATGCCAGCTTCGTCAAAAAGATTCTTAGCGAGTGTGCACGATTTGCTCCATCGCGGATCCGCAGATTTATGCATCACCACTTCTTTCACACCAACTTGAATTAAAGCTTTTGAGCATTCGTGGCAGCAAGGCAATCCATGAACATAGCACGTAGAACCTTCTAACGAAACGCCTGTTCTAGAAGCGTTATAGATTCCATTCATTTCTGCATGGACTATCTTTTCGTATTTAGTTTCTCTATCGTCGTAATCCAACGGGTCGTCATCGATACCTCTAGGGAAGCCGTTATATCCTTGAGATAAAATTTGTCCTGAAGTTCCTACGAAGATTGCTCCGCAAGACGTTGAAGGATCTTTCGACCATTGCGCAATATCGCGAGCAAGATCGATATATCGTTTATGCCACTTATTGCCCATTAAATGTATCTCTTAAATTCATCACCCTGCTAACGTTATCTTCTAATCCTATTAGGTGAAGATTGCCTGAAAGAATACACCTTCTTTTTTCTACAAAGCTTGGTAATTGGGTATGTAATAAGTCAGAAGGCCAAAGAATAAATCTACCTTCTTTAATATCATTTTTATATTCTTCCTCTGCATTTGGATAAGTACAATATCTAGTTGGTTCGTGCACTTTAGGATCACATTCAATATACCATACGAAAGACCAGTTGGCGCCAATTTCCCAAGAGCCATGATTATGTAATCCATGGTATGCCTGCTTGGAGGTTTGTTGAGTCCATATATTTTCTAAAAATAAATCCTTTGCACCTTGGTCTTTAGCCCATTGGTCTAAATTAGTTCCCATATGTTTTATTACAAACTTATGCCATATCTCACATCTTTTTAGGTTATCATCTGTATCAAACTCTGGCTCTTGTGTATGATAATCGGTTAACATACCTTGGTCGTCTTTTTCAAGATATCTGTGGCGCGTCAACCAATCACATATTTCAAAATACTCTGCCTTACTAGCATCGCTATCGAACTGATAGAAGCGTATAGGTTTGAATGGTTCTATTGTTTTATAATTAGTACTCATTAGCTTTTTCTCGGTTTAAAAAATCTTTGTTAGGCTTTTGGCCTTCGACGCCGCCGCGGGTATAAGCGCCAATAAAGGATGCATAATTAATTAAGTCTTTACAAGAATCTTCAATTGATTCAAAGTTTTGTTCGTAGTTAGGATCTTTTTCCATTGCTTCAACTACAGAATACATTCGTAAAACTTTAGCGTAAACAATGTCTAATATAGTAAGAACACCGCGTGGGTAGTAATCTGCCTGTTTGATCCACGATTCTTTGTTTTGGTAATCGTCTGATTTGCGCAATTGCAAAGCTATTGCTTCATTAATAATTTTAATTGATTCTTTATCCATTCTTTTCGTCTTGTATTTCATGATTGCTTTTAATTAAATTGAAGTGTCTTTCGTATACGTGCAGTGAACCAACATTCCAATAGATTTTACCAAGATCTACTTTCAGTTCGTGACACACCATATCAGCCATGTACTTTTGCCAAGCAAAATCGTTGCGATAACCAAAGACTACATCGTTACTACGCATTTGAACAACTACTTCGAGTTTGTTGTCGCGGATCATGTATTGAACTGCATTAGTGCAAATAAAGTCAGACATGCCGTTTTCATCGTATTCGTTCCAAATTGTTGGACGGGTGTAAACCATAACTGCACGGCGTGAGTCAGGATTTTTACGAAGTTCCATTACACAATTCTGATACTGATTATGATTCTTAGAACTAAGCGTAAGGTAACCATAGTTAGAATTAATCTTACCACCTTTATCGGATATCATTTGCCAAATTTTAGGAACATCACCTTCAATATCGTTTACGTTAAGAGATTCAGATAGATACCAATCTAGTTCGCGCTTGATATAGTGTTGATTAGGTTTACCAAAGATGGTGGGTTCATCTGCTTCAAAAGAAGCGTTAACTATTTCTATAGTTTTTACACCTGTTTTATCTGTAACATAAAGATCGTTTATGCATTTTGATTTAAACAGATTTCGTATGTCTTTTACTGTCTGTAACATGATAGATATTATAACACACTTTGAGGCAATTGTAAATACTTTTTATCCAAAAGATACCAGCCTCCTTGGTCTCTTCCATACTTTTCTACATCTTCTACAGGAATCATTCCTTCACACGTGAATTTTAAAGTTTTTCCTCTGTGCGGTACATAATCGTTTAAAACTATATTCTGTTTAAACCCTATAACGTGCGTAACTTGTCCTAGCTCTACCGATTCTTTATTAACTGAAACACTATAGTTGTTGGACCAGATTGGACGACACTTTAAATCAATCAAATGATTTTCGTCATAAGCCCAATCGTGTCTCCATTGATAAGATTCACCTTCAACTTTATCAAGAGTTTTAAGTTTACCTGCAGCTTTAAGTGTTATCTCTAACGCCAATGCATTACAATTAGCACGGCTAGAATAACTTCCTTTTTTGAATTCGTTATCGATTTGATTAATTAACCAATCGTCAATAACATATTCATGTGTGTCTATAATCTTTTTTATTTCTTTAATCATGTTTTAATACTTCTAATTGCAAAGTCAATTGCGCGGGTTGCTTCAAGTTTTACAGGACGATTTTTGTACCATCCTCCAGTTTCCATGTCAATTTCTCTTACAAGCCTTTCAACTTCATCTGCAGATATTGGATATTGCCTCTTAATCGCGTTGGCTGAAATGCTCATCATGATTTGATACATTTTGTGATACCACCCTGAAGAGCCAATTGTCATGTATTCGTTTACTAATGTTTTGTTTACGAATGGACAATCACGATAACTATTCCACACGATATCTGTATTCGTCAATTGCGTTTTACGATATTCATCAAGTTGTTTTTGAATTGCTTCAGGAAACTTGCCGCTAAACGAACTTGCGCTTTGATTTACGAAATGGTGTTTATCCATCAATTCGTCTGGATCAAGCAAAGGTGCGTTATGAGTAAAGATAAATTGATAAGAATCAGGATACTGCGCTGGTACATAATACATGCGCGATAAATCTTTAGTCTGTGGATCACCAAGAGAATTGAATTCTTGATTAACCGCAAACCAAAGATGTTTGATTTTATTTGCTTCTACGTGTTTCGTTAAAGGAAATACTATTCTGAACTTTGGCTTTTCTTTTGTCGAAGATGCTGAACTATAACAAATGAATCGATTTCTTTCGAATGTTTTGATAGCTTCTTCAAACGTGCCTTCGTACTCGTCGATGTCGAGTGCCACCCAACCACCCCACGAAAGTACATTGCGATTTGCTCTTGTAGTTTCTTTTTCGTAAACAGCAGGTGTGATAAGTGCGCTTCCATTTTTTCTTTCTCCTTTTTTAGGTTTATAACCTTTTTGTTCGCTAAGCGAATACAACAATTCCTCAAACTTTTCCCAAGTGGAAAAAGCCATTGTTCGATGAGTTTTGTTATCGAATATAGAATTGAATATTGTTAATTTATATTCCACTAATGTTTCCGTGATTTCCTTTGTGATTTGGCGACTGCCAACCATCTGGCTTGATCAAGTCTGGTAACCCATAAGGGTTAGGCCGTGTTTCTTTAACTCCTACCATTTTTAACATATTAGCTGATAGAACTTCGTTCCACGCTTTATGCCCATCTACATCAAATAGATCCAAAGTGCCAATTGCTACAACACATAAATCAACGAGTGCATCAACTGTTTCCTCCGCGTCTATTGGTATACCAGTCTTAGTTGCTTCTTGCAATTCTGTTAATTCCTCTTTTAAGAAATTAACACGAAACTGCAGAAAAGCCTTTAGCTCTTGGTTACTTAGTTTTTTCATTGCCTCATGAATGCCATAGTGATTATGCATTTCATGAATGTCTTGTGTCCAATCTTTACTCATTATCTGTATATTATACCATACTTTTTGTTATTTGTAAACCCTAAAATAGGAATTGCTGTAAATCCGCTCTAGGTTCGGCTGACCAACCAATAGCATTGAGTATGATATCCATTGGGTCAATAAAGGTCTTTTGAAATTGTAAGTTGTAGTCGATGTATTTATGAAGTTCTAATTCGTCTGGTAAATAATCCGGGAACGCAACTACATTTTCTTGAATAACATTAGGAACTAATAAATAGATAAACTTGATTTTATCGCCATTTTGAATCAATTGGTATTTCTTATCTAAGCCTTTTGCTTTTGTATAGTGATTGTAGAGTAACGCACCACGACAATGGATAGGTGTACCTTTACGGTAAATCAATTGGTTGTCTGCATAACCTGCAACATCAGTTACACCACGAGGGAAAGCGATTTGATCAGGTGAAAGAGTTTTAAAGTGTTCTTTGAAAAGCGCAATAGCTTCTTGTGTTTTACCTTCATCACCAGTCACAATAACCTTAAATAGGTTTCTCATAGCATCACGACACGGCATTGGCGTAGAAGACTTAACTGATTCTAGACCCATGATCTTAATCTTAGGTTCAGCGTATTGAACACCTTCGTTGTTATGTACATTAAGGATGTAGCGTTTCTTTGCAGTCCAAATACCACGATCAGCAATAGCTTCACGTTTCATAACCATACGATTTGTAAAGGCATTGCTCGCAATTGCGAATTCTTCAAAGGCTTTATCAAGCATAGGTTCAATAGCTTTAGAACCAAATTCATCGAGGAACGATACAGGATTATTAGGCTTAAACTTTTCAATTAGATCACTTACACCAACGTAAAGTGAATCAGTATCCATCGCAATAACACGATCTTTTTCTTCGCCAATGAAGTCATTAAGAAAAGTGTTTACCTTTGTTTCAGCATATTTGATAACCTCTTGGCCAGTCAACGTAATCCCTGCGGCAATACGGATGTCAAAGTAACGAAAGTATTTGTTACCCATTGCACCATAAAGAGAGTTAAGAAGAATCTTAATCGCGGTTTGTAGGGTTTCAAGACGTGCGACCTGAGAAGATGTTTGTTGGTATTCCTTACGTTGTCGTTTAGAAATTGTTTCAAGTTTGTGTTTAGCTGTAAGCATGTCACCTTTAATGTTTACTCGCTTAGCATACAACTCTTCAACAATTTCAGGAATAATACCTTTCTTATCTTTACGAAATACTGCACCATTAGACGCTTTAGCACCATCAGCATCAGTAACACCGATTAAAGTTTCAGGCGACATGTTGTATTGCACAATGAGATTAGGATAAAGAGAATTCAAGTCAAAGGACATTACCCAATCATGCATTCCTACGTGAGGTTCTTTTACGTAACCTCCAGGAAACTGCTGTGCAGCGTGATCAACTGCAGGCAAAATTGCAACTTTAGATCGTGCTAGCCTACGGAAAATAATTGAGTCCCATATCGCAGTTGTACCAAGTGTGTCTTGATAGTTTACACCACCGAGATAAGCCATAGTCAATACCAACGTGATAAGACCAAGCTTTTCTTCCATACGTTCGATAAGTTCAACGTCTTTAATGTTGTAGTCAACAAACATTTGAAAGTCTGCATCATACAAGTCACGAAGTGTACCAACCTCAGAATAGTCGAGTTTCTTTTCACCAAGTACTACACTTGAAATATGATTCAACGAATACGATTCCTGATTACCATACGTATATGCAAACTTCTTAAAGAGTTCCATATAATCAAGGTGTTGAATACCCATGATGTCAAAAGTAATCTGCTGACGACCTTTGATAAAGATTTCCCTACGTTCGATCTTACGCCAAGGTGAAAGATTACGAACCTTTTCTTCGCCGAGTAAGAACGCCATTCGAGCTACCATGTAAGGAATATCGAAGAACCGAGTATTCCAACCGGTGATGATATCAGGAGTATTGTCTGGTTCTGCCCAATAGTCGATGAATGCAGAAAGCATTGAAGATTCTTCAGTGAACTGACGATACTCGATTTTTAAATGCTTAAGTGCGGTGATTGCTTCATCGTAAGGTTTCATACCCCAAACACGATAAGTGTCGTCTTTTGAACTTTTGTACGCAATCGTAAGAATCTGATTGACAGGATTGTCTACCTCAGGAAAGCCATCACCATATGCGGTTTCAATATCCAAAGAAGCAACATCGACCATGTTGCGATTGTAAACAATTTCATTGGGAAACTGATTCTGAATAAACGCAGGAATGTGACGAGTATTACCATAAAGGCAAAAGTCAGGTACACCTTTGTAAGACTTTTGAAATTCTTTAACTTCAGACATTGAACCGAACTGCAAAGGTTCAACTGGTGTTTCATCAAGCGCTTTCCAATCTGTTACGGGTTTCTTAGACTTAAGATAAAGCGTTGGTTTGTATTTTATTCTATGGGAAATCTTTTTTCCCTCGTCATCGTAGCCACGGTATAATAGGCTGTTCCCCAATCTTTCGATACTTGTGTAGAATCCACTTAAAATCATAATCTAATTATACCACATAGACGGCCATGTGTAAACAATAAAGTGAGCCTTTTTAACACATACTCAGGTATTTTTCTACGGTTTTTATTCAGAAAGGAACTGAGGTGTCTCAGATCCAATCGTGAAACTTTTAGGCTTCTTTTCTTCTGGAATATTTTTTACCAGATAGACAGAAAGAATACCATCTACAAGTGCGACAGATTCAACTTCAACATATTCACTTAACGTGAATTTTCTTTTGAATTTACGTGTTGCAATACCCTTATGGATGTATTCCTTATCACCGTTCAGATCTACATCTTTAGATGCGATTGTGAGAACGTTTTCTTCTTGCTCAACGAATAAATCTTTTTCGTTGAAGCCTGCGACGGCAAGAGCAATTTCGTATTTGTCTTCGCCGTGATTCACAACATTGTGAGGTGGATAACCTTGTTGTTGTGATTGTAGTTTTTCGATTCTATCAAACATAGAATCGAAACCGATTGTCCAGGATTGGCCTGGCCATGTGTATGTATTTGTCATTTGTTTCCTCCGTTAGGCAGGTTATGTGTTGTGAGACCCCTAAGGCATCTCATTTAAAGTAACAGCGTGTTACCTTAAAAGTTTATTTATACTATTTCTTTACGTTTCCAATTGAATATTTCGATTCAAGAGTCCATTCGGTTTTATCTTTGTGCGAGATAATTTTTATTTGTCGTAAAGATGTTTTTACTTCAGCTTGGTTTTTATCTATAATAGTAAGTAAACCCCAATCAGATAACAACGTAGCGATAGTATTGCGTCTTCCTAAATCATCATTTGTATATGTAGAAGGTTTTCCGTCTAGCATAAACAATTCTTTAAAGTGAACAACAAAATATCTACCTTGCTTGTGTAGAATATGACAACTTTGAAATAGAGTGTTGTATTCTTTTTTAGAAGATACACCTATTCTTGTTAATGTTTCTTTTATTTTTAAGAAATCATCAGGTTCGTTTAAAAGAACCTCAAGCATATCTGAAGGTGACCAGTCAATATTTTCGTTATCGCTCATAATTAAAATCAGTACTTTAAAGTATTATTTATAATATGAGAAGTTTACACTTAGTTCACCCTTTTGTCATGAGCGTTATCTACCACCTTCGTCAAAAAAGGAGTGTAGTAATTTTATTTGTGATTTTGACATAATAGGATACACTGCTTCTGCTTTTTCTTTAGAATAATCGTAAGCCTTTTGAATCATCTTAATGTCTTCGCTAGTCTTTGCTTTTTTACCCCACTTAGAAAATCTGCGGCCTGGTGTAACTATATGTTTGTAAAAGTCATACTGCATACGATGAGGCAAGTTAGCATGTAAATTCATTTCATTAGCAAACAAAGTGGTATCTTTAAAGTATGACAACCCTCGATTAACAATGAATGGAACATAGGCTTTATCTGGCGAATCTGGATTACTATGCTCGAGCGATTGATCTGCTTTACAATCTTTAAGTAGTTGGGTACCTCTTCTACCTTCATTGATTGATTTAATAAAATCAAATGGGCTTAGCTTTTTTACTTCCATTCTGATGATGCCATGATTTCAGTTAGACACGCAACGGTGTTGAGTTCTTTATCAGCAACAAAGGCCGCTTTATATTGGTAATCAGCAAGGATAAGAATAATAGCAGGAATCGAATGAGGACTTGCAAAATCATATAGCGTATCGTAAATTCTGCGGAAAATGACAGATGAATCGATGTCTGCGTTATTAGTTACCCAAGCTCGCATGTTTTTAAAGTCTTTACCTTTCAAATTATTTACTAACGCTGCAATATTTTGATCTGATAAACCAATTAGAATATCAGAAGTAATCTGACCTGATGATGAATAGCGTTGGCATTCGTTTATTACACGCCTCCAGTCAGGAGCATAACGCATGATCAATTCAGCGAGTATCTTATTGTTGTATTCAACTGATTCAGTTTCTAGAATGGTTTGCATTCTTTTCATGAATAACGCGCATAGTTCGCTTAACTGCTTTTTAGTTGTATTGAATTCAATTACAGAACACCTAGAATGAAGAGGTTCAATGATGCGATTTTTAAAATTGCATGTAAGTATAAATCTGCAATTGGAACTAAACTCTTCAATAAATCCACGTAAAGCAGGTTGAGTTGATTGCGCATTTAAGTAATCAGCTTCATCAAGAATGACAACTTTTACTCCACCACTAAGTGATACAGATGAAGCAAACTGTTTGATTTTCGATCGCAGCGTGTCAATGTTACCTTCTTCAGACGCATTGACAATAAGGTAATCTAAATTTAATTCGTTACACAAAGCTCGTGCAACTGTTGTCTTACCTAACCCCGCAGAACCAGTAAGCAACATGTTGTGCATGTCACCTGTATCTACTATTTGCTGAAAAGTCTTTTTTAGACTTTGTGGAAGAATACATTCTTCAATTGTTTTTGGGCGATACTTTTCAACCCATAGGAATTCTTGTTTTTTCATAATATAATTATACTCTAAGATAGAGTATTTGT